TTTCGATAAATTGATTGGTTTGGGTTCATAGTTTATGATAAGTGTCTCAACGTGTTTATTTGGTTGAGTATTATCAAAAACTTTCATACAAGAACCTCAAATTTTGCGATGCGTATATTCTTCGCATTGACAAGGCTGTCATAAAAATCAGTCTTTTGAATTTCAGTAAAAAGTGTCTCTTGGATTGCTAAGTCGATATTTTCGATTATAGCGATTAGATGTTCGTCTGCCTGTTCGCTTTCTTCAACTATGACATGAACCTCAAATTTATATCGCTGTTTTGCGAAGCCTGTCATAACTCGGACTTCACCATGCCTTGTGGCAAGCGATACAATCCCTGCAGGTAAACTATCAGGAACTTGAGCTTTGCTGTGGTGAACTTCCAGAAGTCCACTCGACAAAAGAAGTCCCTTAATTTCCTCTCGTATAGTTGTAAAATTCATAATTTATCTCCTTTGTGCAAGCCGCACTTGCATTTATTTCCTATCACCGCTTACTGCTTTCTTTAGATGGCAGTGTAGCTAACTGGTTTTCAATCCATGACATCTCTTCTTCTAAGATTTCTTTGAAAACATTACGCTCTTTGACTCCCACTCTTTTGATTTTAAGTTGAATAATTGTTGCCATCTGAATGGCTGTGAGCTTCTTTCCTTGTTTATCCACCCAGCTGAGTCTTTTTCTTTCAACCCATTTAATGAGTGGATCAAGTGGCACAAACTGTGGAACCATTCCCCCCAGCACAAATTTGGCATGAGGTGTGTGTGACCAAATCTGCATAACGATATCATTGCCATCCTCTGTCACATTGTGCTGAAGCTTGTTCAGAAACTCACCTGTATAGTAAATTGGGTAAGGTTGGTAATTACTAATCCTGTGTGCAATCTTACCTTCTAAGACTTCGGCAATTGCCTCGAGTCTTTCCATCACTTCAACTTTAACCTCATCCCATAATAATTGGGTGGACAACTTGTCCTTCAGATTATCGCTATCGTGCATGATTTCCCCTTATTAATTATATTCTGCTTGGCTTGGTCGTTCTCTGCTCTGTGCAGGTCGTCCCAAAGTTTAAGTTCGTTGTATCTTTTCATTCCTCTCTCGTTTAGATATTTGAGCAGGAGAGTGTATGCCTTTAATTCAAGTTTCTGTTGCCTCATTGATGTCTCATAATAACTGAGTAGCTCAGTTCTGGAATCGGCAAAACCCGTGCTTCGGATAATGCCACTGCCTGTAGTGTTGGTGTTCAGCAAATCGATGACCTCAGCATAAATAAAATAGGCGAAGGCGTGTTTAAAAGAAGTTATGACCAACGGCTCTGCAGTCTCGTTTAATACCAGTTCATATACTTGGGTGTCGGTAATCTCTGAGAGCCGTGCATTTATAAGCTCAAACTTGGAAGTGAGTAATTCCGTCTTTTTTAGGTCTGTGAGGTTACAGACCTGCTTGACTTCTTCAATACTTATTTTTATCATCTTAGCCTCCGCCATAAAAATTTCAATTCTGAGTGCCATTATAAAAAATTGGGTTTAACCGTCAAAAATGGATAGGAACACATCGGCACACTCTACACAGTAAATTTACCCATTTATCATGATTGTCCGAGACCTGCATCTCCAATGAAAAGGTGGAAATATACTGTGTTCTCCGTTAATTCCGATAGGTACATTGTCCTTGTCATATTCGATTTGGTCATCCGAAATAAATGGTGCGAGTTTTTTTAGTCTTGATTTTGCCTCTTCAATGGTTGTAAACTCAGGTGTATCAAACATCGCATTCATTGTTTCAAGAGCAAGTTTCACTTCAAAAACTTTTCCATTAAGTGCACGGCATATATCTGAAGTCCTGTCGTCCATGACTGCCACAATCTGATACTTAACGGCACCCAGCTTGGCATAATTATTCAGGCGTGCAAATTCCCTTACCCTAAGTGATGTATGTTCAGCCAGTCCTTCAAAATATGGCATACCCTTCTTGACCAAGTCTTTGAAGTGGAACTGTAACTCCTGTGCGAGTTCAACCTTTGTCCATTTACTCTCAATAGATTGGGTGAGGATTTCAGCTAGGCGATCCGATATTTTTCCATCGTAATGATTCGCTAACCAAAAGACCTGCTGTTTCTTTATCATCTCGATGTTTTTATAATCTGTAGGTGTGAAGCTAAACTTAACATTCTTAAATTGAGCTTCCTGACCTGATAGTCTATAGGTAACCTCAGAGAATGTCTTCACCTTAGTGTCCAGAGCGTGTGCGAAGTCCTCGCCTAACTGTTGTCGAATGACAATTTCCAAGTCCTTGAGAAACTTCTCATCAGCTTTTTGGTGTGGTTTTAGGTCGGTAATGGTTTTGATAGCCACTCTGGATGCCTCTTTTACACTATCACTCCATGAATTTATCAGCACAGAATAGTATTCATCCATGAGCTTATCAAAATATTTCTCAGTTGTAGTCATCGAAACCCTCCATGAATCCGCACACGATTCCGTCTGCCATAGCCACTGAATCTTTCCATACAACCTGCCAACGCGTCAGGTGCATCGATATACCCTTGCGGATATGAGGTGAACTGCCCAATGACTGTGGGCATATCCTGTCCTTCGCAAAATATAATTTTGCCTGACTCGATGACTGGTTCGAGTGCCTCGATTCGCAGGTTCTTATTTTCTTTATTATTGATTTGCTTAAAATGGTGGCTAATGGTAATATACCCTGCTTCCTTGCACCAAGCATCAAAGTCTGTCATCAGTCGTGTCTGTCCGAAATTTGCCTCATATGAAAAGCGAACCCTCACAGAGAAACGGTTTTTAAGTTCGATAAATGTGTTATATAAATACTCAAACATCTTGGAGTTCTCACACTGCCGACACCAGGCCTTCAAGACATAATAGTGGTAACCATTGAAACCCACAGCAAAAATGGACTTGAAACAACCTTTCTGTCCCCACGCAGGATCGATATATAACCACACTTCCTGCATATCCTTATCAGGTGGAATCCTGCCAGAAATAAACCAGCTTGCCTTGAATATCAATCCATCGATGAGCGACTGACCCATCATCTCTCTCAGATAGCCAATCATGCCAAGTTCCTTCTTTAATGCAGGCAGACCTGCTGTGGGATATTGGTCTTCCCACATTGACTTGCCATTCTTTTCGAGTGGGATTTGAATAAGTCGCTTTTCCTCACCATAAAGACACAAAGCATTATCATTTATCTTACCATGTTCAGCCTTTATCTCGTCAGTAATTTGCTTTTTGAACTGGCAGATAGCAAAGTTCGGATGAGTGAGGTTCCCAAGCCACAAGACTTTGCCTTTTGATGCTGGGTCCAATGCTCCACGAATCTCTTGAATGATTTTGTCCATTTTCCTTTTACCTATACTCATGTTTCCGACATTGGTTTCCTCATCGATGTCATCGAGAATGATGAGACCTGGACGTTTGCCTGCACGAGAGTTCATGGTGCCACGAATAGTCTGCTTGATACTTACCGCTCTGAGCTTGGTATTATTCGCAAGGAAGAATGTGTTATCATCTGTGTCCTTGATTTTTAGGAATGGGAAATCAGCCAAGAGTCTCTTGTTGTTCTCAAACTCATAAATCACGAAGTCCACTTTCTCTGTAGATTGCTCAATATTAGCGGCTCCGTAGATAATGTATTTCTCACCCTGAATAATCTTCCACACCGGATAGATATAACCAAACATGGCAGATTTACCCAGTCCACGAAAGCCAGTAATCGCTGTTACTCCACTGCTCTTTTCCACTACATTGAACATGAATCGGTGTGCAGTGCAGAAGTCTTTCTCTACAATATGTGGGAAATAAGTCTGAGCAAAATACACAAATCCCTTCCAGTCGTTTTGTTTGGAGAGTCTGATTCGTTCAGCTTGTTTATCAGGTGAATCGTCAAGAAACGGTTGACAGGACACCACCCGAGAAGCGATATCCTCTAACCGCCTGTAATCAAGTTTAGTTAGCTTTGTCATCTGCGAAGAACCAAATACTCTGCCAGTTCTACGATGTAACCCTTAAAAACAGTGGCAATCTCTTCCATACCCTTCTCTAAAAAGAAATCTGTAGTCTTATCAATGAAGTTCAGGGTATTGTCCTTGTCGGTTTTGGATGTCTTGTTCTGCTCTTTGAATTGTTTGAGTAAACTCACGAGGCTCTGCAAGTCTCGACTAGTTGGGTCTTGAGCGAAACACTTTAACCCTTGGTTCAATGCGACTTTTAAGTTTTGGTTAATGTGCTGTTCCAGTTTATGAGACTCGAGCTTCTTTTCATTCCACCTGCCATCAGCAATCCACCTGTAAACAGTCTTAGGGTTAACTCCGCAGACCTTAGCACACTCGTCAACATTGATGTCCAAATCAACATACATCTGCTCACAAGTAACCTTCCGAAACATTTTATCAGTTATATCAGACATAATTTTCCTCCTGTGAGTCATATATATAAAAGAAGTTAAATCGTCAAAAATGGATCGGCACAGAATGGCACAGTTTACACAGTATTTTTAATATTTTCTAAAAAAATGTGTTGACAAACTTACATTTTTTTTTATTTTGACTTGTAAAGTGGAAATGTTATTAAGGAGGTTAAGTGGCTTTAGTTAATTGTCCTGAATGTAGTAAAAACGGAGTTAGTGATAAAGCACAAGCATGTCCAGGCTGTGGTTATAATGTCGCAGGTTATTACTTTAAAAAAAGAAGTAACAATTGTGAAAAATGCAATTCCAAGATGGTTGCTGTGTTTTCTGGATCTGGTAAGTATAGTTCACTTGTTCACTATAAGTGTGAAAAGTGTGGTTATATGTATAAACATTCAAATATATAAAAATTAAACTAAAGAGTGGCTTTCGCCACTCTTTATAGTATGTGCTGTAAGTAGAGAAAAAGAAAACTAATAATTCTTTTTCTTACAGAGTTTCAGATATTTGCTCAGACCTTCTTGGGGGATACGAATCTGACCGCCTATCTTTGTGCTGGGTAAAGGATTTTCGATGTCATTTACCAGATCATATACCTTCTTTTTTGACACATTCAACAGATGTGCCACTTCGTCAGGTCTGAGCATCTTTTTCATGTGTCCTCCTTACGTCACGTCAATGTTACTAAAATTCAAAGAAATGCTCTGAAACTGCCCCCTTGGATTTTCTCTCATGCTGAATACCAAGTATTCCTTACTGTTTGTGGTGGTAATACTCTCATCAATGATTTGCATCGCTTCCTTCCAGACAGGGTCTTCAAACCTGAATTGTTTTAATCCGAGAATCTGCCTTACATCGACATTACCCTTCTTGTCCACATTAAATGCCCTCAGAACTAATATTTTTAATTCGTCAGAGGCAGTGCCACTCCAACGCTTCAGACAGTCATCAATCTTCGCCTTGGCGATGTTCAATCGCTCATCAAACGCAATGCAACGGCAGATGGACATCTCGATTTCCTTTGTCTTGTCGAAATTGAGCAGTTTAGCATTACCTTTCCAGTCCTCACCATAATCACTGGCAACCAGTTCAAGATAGCCTTTGACATCAAAAAAA